CATGTTGTGTTCCTCTCTTTCATGTAATAAGGCGGCTCGATTTTTCAACCGGCCGCCCGTTCTTATCGTTGGCCCGTGTTTTGGTTACTCTGTTTTGTCAATATCCTCTGTGTAAAGGATTAAAGTACCCTCTTTGTCCATAGGCTGTGCTTTAAATTCTGCATCAATAACGGTTTCGCTATCCTTTGCAAAGGCAATTGTAAAACCGGCCTGGTTGTTACCAACAATCGTTACACGGATATTTCCATCCTGGGTATCTTTATGGACAAATCGCAAAAGGTATTTCTTACCCGTTGCGTTGCCGATACCGCCGATTTTGACCATCCTAATTCCCTTTGTTTTATCTTCTGTCACTCTTGCGGTCTGACATAACTTTTCAAGCGTTGTTCCGCACCATGTCATAATTCCGCTTTTAAGGGTGGCTTCCTCTTCTGTAATAATTACTTTGGAAACCTTACCCATATCGTCTTTTGCTTCGTAAAACTCCGGTGCATACTCGATTTCCGCACCGCCCTTAATATGTCCCAGGCGGTTATCTTCCGTTTCAATCACTGTATCATCCGGGATTGCTTCGTTTGTTCCCTGGAAGTCTGTACAATACAAATCTCCGCTACCTAAAACAATGCTTTCTTTGTCCATTCTTATTTCCTCGCTTTCCTCAATAATCCCGTGACTTCGTAGGCCGTTTGAAAGCATTCCTCACTATCCACATAAGCCACAAATTTAACATAGTCCACATCATGTAAAACCTCGTTTTCAATCCGTGTTCTGATTTCTTCCGCCGTTTCATCATCTGCAACGGTGTAAAGTTCCAATTGCCAATCATCCGCCATTAGATTATTCGGTCTACTATCCGCCCCGGCGGTTGCTTCCCGTGGCAAAAGGTAAACCATGTAAGGTAATGGCGGCACGGGGTTTTCTAAAGTCCCCTCAAAGGCGTTTTTTGTTATGGGTAGTCCCAGGCTTTCCGCCCTCTCTGTTAATACTGCTGCCGTTGCCATTTTTACCCCCTTAATTTGCTTTCAATCTTTCCGGTTACCATTTCGCCCAATTGTTCATTGACCGGGGCAATGTGGCTAAATGCCTTTACACGGCCCCCTTTTCTGCTTTGGTGTCCGTTTTCCAAAAGGTGGGTTAATTGGTAATGCTTCTTGTTATAAACGCTATATCCATTTAACCCGGTAACTACACTTGTCCGGCTTCCTCGCTTGTCAACCGCCCAATCTTTTGTGTATGCTCCGGTTCTTTCCTGGTACGGTCCGCCTTTTTTTAACATTTCTGCGGCTTCTTTTGCCGTTTCCTGGAAACTGTCATTTGCTGCGTTTATCACTTCCGCATTGAAATTTTCCAATTCTTTTTTTATTTCTTCGTCCAGGCTATCAAGTGAAACTTTCAACCTTTCCCCACCCTTTCCGCAATATACAACTCCGTTTTTCCGTTGCTCTTCGGTCCGTAGGTTCTGTATACCGCATAACGCTTTCCGTCTATGGAAACTTCCGTTTGCCCGTCATATTCAAAGTCCCAAACTTCCAATTGTGATGTTGCTTTATAACCCAATTGCCCGGCGGCTGCGAACTCGTCACGCCCCACCGGGTTAATTGATGCTATTACTTCCGTTTCCTGGTATTCTGTTTGGTTCTTTTTAATCAATAGTTTTATTGGCTTCTCTATGATACCCACCGCCTTTTATCTTGGTACACATTGCATCATAGGATGCAAGTAACTGTGTCTGATTATCCGGGCTTCCAAAATTAGCGTGACAATATAACAAAACGGCTTCAATGATTAAGGGGTCTTTTATGTCTGCTTCATCCAAATAGGAACTATGCACACCGATACGTTTTAAGTCTGCAAGGGCAACTTCTACAAGCTGCCCCACATCTTCATCCAACATATCATTTGATGTTTTTCTAATTCTCAATTTGGCTTTCGCAATCAACTGTTTCTTTGTCATGCTTTAGCCGCCTTTCTCTTACGCTGACGGGTTCTTTACACGGATAAAGCCGTTTCTTGCAACGACATTTCCGCCCATAAATACACTTGCCTTATAAGCAATCTGACCCTGTTTAAACTTGTACTCTGTTGATTTCTGTGCATCAATATCAGAGAATACGGCAACCTCGTAATTGGATAACGGACCGTAAGCCATGCAATAAGCATCTTTTGTTCCGCCGATTTCTGCACAAGCGGAATTGATGATATAAGGCACTTCGTCAATTGTTCCGGTATTGCCGTGGTTTACGATTGTGTAAACCTTTCTGCCCTGCTTATCTCTCAACTTTGCAAACTTCTTTAAGTCTTTCTTGTTGAGGATTAACACGGCCACATCTTCCACCTCTTCATCCCCACCGAATGAATAAATAATTTCATCCAGAGTATCATCTGCGATTGCGGTAATGGTCGCAATGTCCGTTGTGCGGTCGATAATATCATCTGATGCACTATCCGGGTTGTAGAAAATGCCACGGAATTTTCCCGTGCCGCCCTTTCCTACCAAAATCTGACGGGATGCGTAACGCTTGATTGCTCTTGTAACGCTATCTTCTACAACGCCGTCATAGTCTGCATCCGGTAACTTCTGCATCTCTTCCGGCTCTTCTGCGTATGCCGTGATTTTCTCACGCACAATGTCCGCATAACCAAATTCCGGTTCGGATGTGTTGTAATCTGCTCCCTCTGCGGTGCTACCGGCCCCGTCCCCGTATGATTTCACATAAGGACGCTGATAACTTTCGCCGCCTACAAGTGGAACGGTCTTTACTCTGTCAATAAGGGACGATACATTGTTGAATGTAGGGGAAATATCCGGGCTTGTATGGTGCGGCATCACAACGCCCGTTGTGGTTGTGATTGTGTTTAAAGGCTTTGCAATGGCTTTTGCCTTGAATTTAACGGCTTTGCCATTCTTTAAGGCTTTGCCGCTTTCCGCTCTTGCCTTATCCTGGGTTTCTGCACCCTCGCCGCCCTTTGTATCATCTTCCGGCTCTTCTCCCTCTGTTGCCGCTGCTGCTGCGGCTCTTGCAAGTTCCTCACGGGCTTTAATCTCGTCCAGGATTTCTCCAATGGTCCTTGCTTCGTCCATGAGGGCGGTTAATTCCTCGCCGCTCTTGTCCTGGGCTTCTTTACCCACGGTAACAAGGCGTGCTTTTAACTCTTTCTTGCTCATTTTCATTAACTGTTCTCTGTTCATGCTGCTTTCCTCTCTTTCTTACTCCATGTGTTGAATTGTTAATGCTGCAATTTTGCTTCTGATTTCTTTTTCTTTGGCTGCTGCCTGGTCCTTGGTATCGTTCGGCGGATTTCCCCCGGCTAATGCTTCCGGCGTGTTCTTGCAATATAATTTCGTGTAGTCCTGGACTGCTGCAACGGCGGTATTTTCTTCTCCCACCGACACATTAAAGTATTTTGCGGCTTCCTCGCCGCTCAACCATGTTTCCGCTTCCATTAACTCTTTTATCTGCTCGATTGTTACGCCCTCTGCTAAATGTTCCTCGTAGATGCTCCAAATTCCGGCTTCTATAGTTTCCAATGTGTCCGCCATTTTACGCAATTCGTTAGCGTTGCCCTCGCAATCGCACCACGGCTTATGTATCATCAAATAGGCGTTCTTTGGAATTGTCGGTTTGTCACTATCCACAAACGGAAAAAGTGATGCTATCGAACCGGCCAGGGCATCCACAAAACAATGTTTCTTTCCCTGGTAGCGTTTAAGCATATTGTAAATAGCAATTCCGGCAAACACTGAACCGCCGCCGCTATTGATGTAAATGTTTAAATCTCTGCCGTTTGCTTCTGCAAGGAAATTTTTGATTGCATCCGGGTATTGGTCCTCTTCTTGCCATGCTCCCCACCAATCCGAAACAATATCCCCATAAAAATAAAGGTCCGCCGTTGTGTCTGTGATGTTTTTAATCTCACAAAACGGCTTTACGGTTGCGGTCTTGGCGTTTTTGCACGCAATAAACTGTTTTATCTGTGGCATTTCCATTAACCCCCTTTCATAATCTGCATATAGGCACGGGCGGCCGCTTGCATTGCCCGTTTTTCTCTGTCATTTGCTCCGGCATCATCCGGCGGCTCGTTCTGCTGCCCTACCTGGTACAATGATTGGTCCCCAACCTTGACATAGTTTAAAGATACCAACCTTTGGTCCCCGTCCTCTACCGGACCGTAATACATAAGTTCTCTGTATTCGTTGATTGTCAACGCTCCACGGTCAAACATTCCGCCGCCTATGGTTTCCCTTGTCTGCAATGTGGCATACTGCAAAAGGTTTGCCACAAAATCAATGCGGTTTCCGTAACCAATTTCACGGGGCGTTAAGAGTTTAAACGTAAACTCATAGGACAATTGCACACTGATAGGCTCAATTACATTCTCGTAAAATGAAATAAACTCGGTATCGTTTAGCGTGGAAGTCAATATTTTGTCATTCACGCCGTAATAACGGTATATGTTATCCCGTAAGAATGTAATTTGGTTTGTCGGTATGCTCGGCGTTCTCTGTGAGATTTCTTTAAATTCCACCGTATTATCAATTGCAGCAATTCCCCCGGCGTTGTCCTTGTTCATATAGGCATCCTGGAAATTCCGGGCTATTTCTTTCAATTCTTCATCATCTGCAATATTGTTATACTTCAAATACCCGGCTAAAGAATTTGAACGGTTTACAATGTTCTTTATGGTTTCCCCGGATGTTTCTATGAGGTCCAGGCTTCTTTTTAACTCCATATCCGGCGTTGTTCCCAGGAAACGGCGTTTATTGTATCTCGCCTTAACAT